ATTCATGTGTACTTATTGTCGTAGAAGTTTTAGCAAATTTATCGCCCATGTCAAGCACTAAAACGTCAGGTTTGTATCTTTTACACACAGCCTCTACCCAATCCATAGTCTTAGCCGTAGCGTCTGTGTGTCTTACATTCTTAGACTTCTCTCTGTACACCATAAGATTACTGTCTACGTCATCAAGTATCTCTTTGCCTGTCCTACCTGTGGCTGCATTGATGTATCGCATACGCACACGTTGCACTGACTCTTCGTTACATAGCACAGCCACGTTAGCACCCTGATCTGCAAACCCACCGTCACCCATAACTAAACTTGCATGGAAGCTAGTTTTACCTGTGTTGGATCTAGCACCTACTGTGATGAGATGGCCCTGACTTATACCGGGTACTCTACGTGCCAAGGTACGTATGTTAAACTTCCATTGTGGGTCCATGCTGTTTTGCTTTATCAGTGTAACCATGTCTGTCTCATCCCAATTAACCTGTATGCTAGGAATAAAATCATCTGCATATGTGTCTAGTAGGTTACGTAAGGGTTCTAATGTAGTAGCATCACCATTAACAAAATCAAAACCTAAGTTAGCTACCTCTTCCCCAACCACCTGTCTAAACAACGTGCTCATAACATCACGTGCTATACCTTTGTCCATTAGTTGCTGTTGCTTTAACTGTTCAAACATATCTGCAAACACAGACTTCTGTGCAGTAGTAAGCGTAGGATTAGCCGATAAAAAAAGTGCCTCCACTTCTTCTGGTGAGACACTACGTTCATAGTTTTCCATAGCGTTATCTATTGCATGTTTAATCTTCTGGACATCTTTAGTGAAGAGTTTATCAGGACACCTTGTGCCTTTGTTACCATCATAAAAATCTTTGTCCATTAGATTTCTTATTAGAGAAAGTTCCATCATTTCTCCTTTCAAGCCATGTTAAGTAATTCTATATCCTTGTCATTTCCATACTTCAAATCATCCTTTAACATCAGGATCTTAACTTTCTCTACTACACCCTTCAACTCCTTTGCTACCTGTAGTGCTTTGTTTACTGCATCCTTATCTAAAGCAACCAATGCTGTAGAGAATTGTGATAGGTACTGCTTTTGTTCGTTAGACATTGATGTTCCCATTAATGCTACACCTGTATGTCGATCATCTCCAACGACAGCAGCACTTATACAATCCTCCACAACAACTGCCACCTTACCATAACCGTGAACATATGGCAACCTATTATTTCCATATCGTTTCCACTTAGGCAAACGCTTACCTATTGCTCTACCTGTAGCGTCCACCGTGACACTACCATGCACAACAGGAAACACAACTCTGTGCTCACGTATGTCATACATCAAACCGTGTCTGTTTGGTGACAGGTTCCAACCAAATGCCCATGCCATTGCCTGTTCATACTCACTGCTCAGAGGCACAATGTTTACTGGCATACAAAACTCTGTGGTATAGTTTTCCTCTGTCATGTTTAATCTCCTGTATATAGACTCAGCAGACATCCTCATCTTATGTGTACCTCTTACATTGCACGATGCTTTGTAACAGTTCCACAATAGATGTCCATTGTTGTTGGTCACTGTAAATGTCTTGCGTCCTCTACACTCAGGGCAATCCATCCTGATTGTTTCAGACTCCTGTATGTCTAGGTTTTGGATAAAGTTGTACATTCTTTTTCCTTTAAAAGGTTAGTATAAAAACTGCCTAACTTAACTATGTCTTTTACTTCAGCGTTACTCTTCATTGTGTTAGCACGTTTAGACACTAGTATTATGTTACCTTCACGATAGCCTAGCTCTGGTATTATTCTGTCAACAGACAGGTTCCATTCACTTAGTTCGCCGAACACAAAAGGTTTTTTAAATACAGGGCATAGCCCATCTTCAGGGTACATAGACTTTATATATTTTGCGGTAATGCTAAAATGTATACCCTCTTTCTTAGCTCTGTATCTAATTTTTTGAAATTTTTGTAAGTCCCAATTTTTTATGCGTAGCTCTCTACGCCTTTCACTGTACCTCTTGTTATGGTTATGTTGATATTCTTTTTGTTTGAGTGGATCTTTATATGGCATATCATTCCTCCTTAAACTGTTGTCGTGTAGTCAATGCACTGTTAGCACTAAGGTATGTATTCTTAATGTACGGTTTCACTGACTGTGGATTGGCGTGACCTGTCACCGACATGATCTGTGGCAGTGGCACACCTGCCTCTACCATCTCAGTTGTACCAGTTCTACGTAGATCCATCAAGCGTAATTCTTCTGGCAGTTCAGCCTGACGCATAATCTTTCTACCTATCTTAGACAACCTCTCCATAGAGAATGGTTTGTACTCACCGTCTACAGGTGTAGGCATAGGTGCTACATACTGTTGAAAGTCAAAGTCATTACGTTGTTCTTCCAACATCTCAAGTAGTCCGTCTGATATGGGTAGGTGCACAGATGCACCACGCTTAGACTGCACTAGGTCTAACCTCCTGTTATCGAAGTCTATGCTAGACCATTCAAGCACTCGCATGTCACCCACACGTTGACACCACTCGTATGCCATCTGCACTATCAGTCCCACGTTACGATAAACAAAGTCACCATAGGCTACGTTAAGAAACTCACGCACCTGATCCTCTGTCCATGTAACTTTACGTGGAGTAGGAGTGATCTTTCTGACCAATGTAAACGGATTGTTCTTCACGTACTCCATATCCAACCCATACCTGTATGCTCTACCTGCTACGACAGAGACATGATTAGCCAACTGTATGCCACGCTTAACCCATTCTTCGTAGGCTAGTCTAGCATCCTTGCCTGATACAGCATTGGCTGTTTTCTCACCAAAGGTATCTGTCAATACTTTCAAGAACCTTTTGTAATCTAGCTGTGTTCTATCACGTAGCCGATTAAACTCTGGTGATTGCACATACAAGTTGACTAATCGTTTTACAGATACTGGCCTCATACTGCTTCCACTTCCTCCTGTTGCATCTCTTTGGTGTATAAACCTATGTCAGGATAGTGTACACCTACTGATCGCTTGGCATTGCCTTGCTTATCGTAAGCCATGACTGTGCACTTTTTTATCACACTGTGCTCCCTGTCCTGACCGTACACACTGTCCAGCCACAGACCAGTACGCAAATAAAACTTCATGTTGTGTATGTACATATCAATAATGTTCATCTCGTTGTTAAGTTTTTTCTGCATAGCTTTGTCTCTTCTACAGGACATCTTCAAGGATGATAGCACCTCTTCATTGTGCTTAATCCATGACTTAACTTTGTCCATAGTTACAGGGTGCTCACTGTCTAAGTTACGCACATCTTCATGCACACTAAGGTTGGCAGGTTTACGTTTGGCTGCACGTGCTTTCTCAAGACGTTTAGCTGCTGCTTTTTTCTGCTCATCTGACATAGGTTTACGCATGATAACCTCCTTTACATTGATAGGTTTTGTAGTTTCATTACTGCTTTGGATCTTTGCTTACGCTCTGCATCACCTAGTGGTATCAGTCCGTAGTCTGTTAGATAACCATCTGATCCAGATGCTCTCTCTGATACAAACATATCCACGTACTTTCTTAGTCCTCTGACTAGTCCAATGTTGGACTTCTTTACGTAGAAGTATAGTGGTCTAGACACAGGGTACTTACCTGATGCAATGTTCTCAAACGTAGGTTTGTGTCCTTGAACAATGCTACCCTGTATCTTATCACCATTCATATCTAAAAAGCTGAACCCAAAGATACCAAGCGTGTGTGGATTAACAGTTAGTTTGTGCACGATCATGTTATCATTTTCTCCTGCCTCTATGTATGCACCATCCTCACGTATGGTATGACACAGGGATTTATATAACATTTTATTAGTTTTCTTCAAGGCTTTGATCCACTTAAATGTTTTACATCCTCCTTCCATTGCTAGTTCAACAAATGCATCACGTGTTCCTGATGTAGGTGGTGGACCTAGTACCGCAATCTTAGTGGCAGGTAGCATTGGGTTTACCTGCTTCCATGTTTTGTATGGGTTAGGCATTGTCTTACCATCTTTGGTAGGCACTTCTTTTGCTAGTGCCAAGAAGATGTCACGCAATGACAGTCCAAATCTTTTTGAGTTCTTGCTGTTTGCTAACACGATACCATCATACCCCACTTTTACTTCCAGTATATCTCTTACACCGTTTCTCTGGCACATGTCAAACTCTTTCTTCTTGATGCGTCTAGAAGCATTGGTAACATCTGCATAACGCAAACTTGTACCAGAACAAAAGATTTTCATACCACCACCTGAACCAGTGCTTTCAATTATAGGTGTTTTAAATGGTGTAGACTTACCAAAGTTTTCGGCAACGATTGTTGCGAATGGGTACACTGTTGATGATCCTACCACCCTGATCTGCTCACGTGCAGATGCCATACCCATAGACACAGAGGTGATAAAGTAAGTTATTATTAAAGTTAATATTATATTATACATATTTATATATACTCCTTATGTAAAGAAATAGATCCTTGCCATGCTCGTAGCTAACGTAGCTAAAGCGAAAGTATTAATTACCATCAAGGCTCTATCGTTCCATAACATGCCAACGATAAGCCACCCACCTATTCCTATGAAGTGAAAGAATAGATTAGCAGGGTAGATATTGTTAGCAGTTAATATCATACCAAACATAAGCACAAGACTAGCTATCCACTTGATGTACCAATCAAGCGTGTATAGTGGAGTCTTGGTAGTTATGCGTGTACCTTCATGTTCATCAGACATATGCTGTCTCCTATTGTATAATCTTGTTGCTGACCACATCCCAACTAATTGCTTTAGGTGTTCTTTGAGCATGTCTTACCACTTTCATAATCGTAGTTATAGGTATTTTGCAAATATTTGCAACCACTTTTGCTCTCTCTATGTCATAAGTGGGATCAGCATGGGCAGCTTTCCATACCAGTTCTGTGACTAAGTCACTGTAGCTTTTGCTTAAAGTCTTCCCATTCACCGTAGAAGGTTTTTTGAGCATTGCTTATGGCCTCCCCTGTTGTACCCACATCCACACCACACATGGATGTAGGATCTGTGGGTCTGATTATAGTTGCAGTCCATGATCCTGTTTTATCATTAAGATATATCAGCGTTATGTGTCCACGTTTTGATATACCCCTGAAGACTAACTGCTCCTTGAACCTGCCCTCTATTGTTTGTAGCACTGTGTCTCTTGACTCACATGTTGCCTGTTGTGCATTAGCCACATATGTGAGCACTACCAGTAGCACTACCACTGTAAGTGACCCTATAAAAAATCTTACATTATTAGTGTACATACTGTATCTCCTTTACAAATCCCAAGCTGAGTTCACAGTTTGGATAGTCCTCACTAGCATGGTGCATGGCATAGTCCACGATCTTAGGTATGTCAAACAGACCCAATGTTTCTGTCATATTGTGTGACACATCTACCATGTACTCTAGCTCGTCTACATCTGGATGATCATCTGGTAACTCAACGTGTATGCAAACCTCATATCTAGGCATTGCTATTCTCCTTTAATAGTTTTTAAATGTTTGTATGTCTTCTTCTATTTGTTCTTCAAATAACTTCTCACCATATTCTATGGCTTCCAAAGTAAACGGCTCAGTGTACTTTGATCGTATCTCTTTCTGAATGTATCTAGGTAGTCTATAAAATCTAGGATAGTAACTCATATCATGCTCCTGTTACGTCTAGTATACTCACAACGACAATGAATAATAAATACACCACATCCCATTCCATGTCAAGTCTCCTTTATGTTTTTCATAAGATCAGCATACAAACCGTCTATCTTTTTTTGTTTGTGCTGTGGTGGAAACCAATCAGGTCTAAAGTCAGACATGTGTTGTAGCTCTTCCATCTTTCTTACATAGACTAGCTCTGGATCAGTAAGGCTTACACCTTCTGCCTTATCCTTGGCTAAACGTATGTAAGTTTCATCCTTAATTATAGTCATGGTTTTATACCCATTCTGGCACAGGTCTGCCTGTCCACTGTAGTATGTGTGCCTTGTCTGTACGATAGTAGTTGCGATATGCCTCTACATAATCGTCACACTTGAACTGGTCTGGCATACATTGTGGTGGTGTGGTGTACAAGTCTTGATACATATACCATTTTTTATCTGTCACTAACCTATACATTTCAGATAAAACTTTAGTGCTTTTATGTTGTTTGTTATACCTATAAGTATACTCCTCACCAATATGTAAACCATGAGTAACAGCCCATGAAAAGTTGCGAACATTATCCCTAACCCATACAGTCATAGGATGATTCTTATATGCTGATTTATATATATTATTTAAATCTTTAGCATAATCCCACTCATGCATAGCAGTGCTACACATCTGAGCAGTCTCCAACACCATCTTAACTACGTGCTTGTCACATAGTTGTTGGGCTGATTTGATTGGGCATTTGTCTATAAAAAATATATTCATGTCATTATCCTATCTATAAAATATATGATCTTCTATTGTTACTATGTACTCTACGTTTCTCCACTCAGGATCTACGTTAGTAGCATGGTAAAAGGTACTACCATCTACCGTGTTAATTGACAAGCCATAAGAATAATGCACATCCTCTGCTATGGCAATCGCTTTTGACCACGCACGTTGATCTTTCGGCTCATCAGATAAACCGTCACAATACCAACTGAACTGACACCTGTGTTTGATCGGATAGTCCTGCTTCCAACTGTACGTTGGTCCTTCACGTATCACCTCGCACACAGTGTCAGGCCAACGTGGATCATGCACTCGGTTCAATACTACCTCTGCCACTGCACGTTGTCCTATGGTAGGTTGATCACGTGCCTCAAAGTAAATGTTCTGAGCAAGACACGTGATCGTAGCACCCACTGCAAGTATGGTTTCACTTAACACCAGACATCCCCTCTTGGTGGCCTACCTCTGGCACGTTGCAACTGATCATCAACACTCTCTGTTTTACTGCGTGCTGATGGTCTTTTAAACAGGGTAAGTGTGACCACCCCATCGTCATCCTCTTTGTAAGTACCAGCCCAATTGTCAGGCTTATTGTACCACCAAGTAAGTAACTTCTCTACGTCAGTATCTACCATGATAATCCATACTCCTTTGGCTGTGTTTAAACTTACGTTGCTTACGCCTTTGTATCTTCCATTCGTTTTTCTTAGGCTTATCCAACGCTGATTTTTTAATTGGTATCTTTTGAAATAGTAACTCTGACTGCATCATTGGTCTTGTCCTTCTTTCTGTTGTAAGATCCTTTACCTTTTTTAGGCTTCACTACTTGAGCACGTGGCCTGTTATACGCCATTTCACGTGCAACTGGATTGATTGGTTTAATACGCACAACAGACCTCCCTTTATATTGCTATGCAGATTTATGCTTTGTGTTGTACATGTATCTGTTAGCAGGCTGCACCGTGTAGTCACGCTTAGTTGTGGACACTAGCCCTTGCATATTCCAGAACACAATGGGTTGTTTGGAAAGATAGATAGAGAACTTACCAAACTGATAAGACTTAAACTCTTTGAGTTCTTTACCAAACTCCCATCTCCACTTCTTAACTCGCTTCCTAAAGATAAAGTCTTTGTTAAGAATACGACCACGTAGTTCTAATTGCCTCTGTATTTTATTTGCTGTTGTCA